TTGTCTTTGCTTACTGGGAAATTGCTTGCCATGTTGCCTCCTGGCGATACTGCATTTACTAATTATATCTTATTAAAATTTATAATTGAGATAAAACTTGAATATATGTGTTTTTTTCAATAATATGATTATCTAAAATTGATTGGTTAGATGGCTTTCCTTCTGGCGCCTCATCTTTCCATGGCTCAATTTCAGCAATCAAAAAATTTAGTCTTTCTATTTTAGCATTTAGAATTTCTTTTTGTTCATCTATTGTCATATTATGCCCATCCAGTCGATGTAGTTCCTGAACTACCATATGAGTTGCTTGCTGATACGTTTACCCATCTTGCCCAACTATTTGTTGCATCATTTCTTGTAACTGTAACAGATCCTCCTGCTGGGATAGATCCTCCGCTTCCGCTTGTAGATGCATTTACTGTTCCACCGCTGGTATTAGAGAATTGAATTCCCCATGAATATGAGGTTGCTGCTGTTGAAGATGTATTTGTAATTGTTAGAGTCCATTGATACTTTCCGCCAATAGATCCATCATATGTATTAGATACAGAAATTGTTGGAGCAGAGCCTGCTACAACTACTGCAGTCCATCTTGCAACCATTGTTATATTGCGTGATGGTGGCGTCCAAGTTCCACCTGCCGATGCAAAATAGTTCCAGTCAAGTGCTGAAGTGTCATACCAGCCATTAAATGTGTATCCTGGCCGTGATGGTGCTCCTGGTGCTACTGTTGATGACCCTGCATTAAACGGTACATCTCCTCCGCCAGAACCACCATTTGCACTATAGCTTACGGTGTAGCTTGCAACTGGTGCAACGTACGGAGTGGATATAACTGTATTTGATGGGCCAGCCCAAGCAGACCATCCTCCAGCATTATATGCTCTGGCATATACAGCAAATTGATCTGGTGTTCCAGAAGCTTCTGCAGTTGTTATATTGTGTGAGGTTGATGTTCCAGAAACGGTTCCATTAGATGTTTGGCTTCCGCCTTCTGCTGGTGTCGATCCTGTTGCTTTTACTATTTTAATTTCATATGCTGTTGGGCTTCCGCTCCAACCTGAAGTTGATCCATAAATAGTTGTACCTGCCATTTGTGTTCCTGTAGGAGTTAAGCTTACAGAACCTCCGCTAGGAACTGCTATTACGGGTGCAGCAGCAAGTGTTGTTGAAGCTGATCCAGCGGTGCCAGTTTTATTAGAAACTGTTACTGTTTGAGACATGCCATAGCCCTGTATTCCTCCAGGGGATCTTGGATATACGGTGAATTGATTTGTTTCGTTTCCATCTGCAATTGACCATGTGTAGCTTGTTGTTGAGGATGGAACGTTTATGCCTGTAGATACACCGTTTCCAAGTTTTATAATATCGTACGAAGCTGCACCAGGTGCTGCTACCCAATATATATAAACTGTTTTAGATGTATTAATAGGAGTTACAGAAACTGTTAATGAGCCTGCGGCTCCAGAGCCAGAAAAATTTTGTCCAGATGGAGATATAGAACCATTGTTTGAAGAAACAGAATACGTTGTTGCATTTGATGAAGATCCCCACCTACCAGTATAATTTAAATAATTTGGTGGATCTATTGTAACTGATGGCTGACTAGGGGTGGGTGTAGAGTCATAGGCAAACATTGTTGATATTGAAGGAATGGTAGTCGCTCCAACAGTTTGACTCATTGTTGTACTTCCTCTTTCATTTGTTGCAACTACAGATACACCTATATTTGAATCAACATCTGAGGCGGTTGTTGTATAAGTTGACGATGTTGCTCCTGAAATATTTGCACCATTACGTTTCCATTGATATGTAAATGAAACTGGAGCGTATGCTGGGTCTGTATTCCAATTCCCCATTATAGACCAGGTTGTTGGTATAGAGGGATAAGTTGTACCAGAATATAATAATGTTAGGTTTGGAGATTGTGGTAAGTTTGGATATGCAATTTTCCAGCCGTTGTCATAAACATAGGCCTTTTTTGCGGTCTCAAAGTTTAAGCCAGTCCATATCTTTAAGGCCTTTGCTTCTAACCAACTTGAACCATCATTTATTTTCATTTATATCCTAGTACTGTATGTAAATATCTCCAGCAACCATTCCAGTAGTAGGTAGTGTGCCAGTATTATTATAAAATGTTTTTGCTCCACCAGATATTGTTGTAGATGTTCCAAGGGCTACAGCTGTACCGTTAATTGTTATGCTTGGGTTTACAAGCATTGAATTTGTTACAGATGCAGTATCTGCTAAAGTAACTGCTGTTCCAGATATTTTTGTTTTTAATATTGCAGCATCTGCTGCTATGTCTGAGTTAACAATTGTTCCGTCTGCAATCATTGATGATGTTATTGTTCCAGATGGTACAGAAAATGTACCAGTAAAAGATGCATTATTGATTGGAGCATAGGCTGCTAAATTAAGAGTTGCCCAGGATGACGATGTGCCATCAGTTGTTAAATATTTTCCTGCATTATTTAATTGTGTTGGTAAAGCTGAAATACCAGTTACTGTTGCACCAGAAAAATCTACTGTTCCAGTAAATACTGGTGAGGCTTTTGTTGCATAGGTTGATGCTGCGGCTGATGTAGCCAATTTAGTATCTAGAGCTGTTTGGGTAGCGGTAGATATAGGCTTTAAAAGATCTGTGGTGTTATCAACATTTCCTAAGCCAACCATTGTCTTTGTGATACCAGCAACTGTACCAGTAAATGTAGGAGAAGCAATTGGTGCATAGGTTGACGCAGCTGTTGCTGAAGACAGTTTAGTTCCAACTAGTGTAGTTAAAGATGAAGCAGCTGTCTGGTCTGATGCAATATAATCTGAAATTTCTTTAAGTGTATCAAATGTTGCTGGCGCTCCGTTTACAACATTTGTTATTGCGGCTGTAATATCTGAGGTTCTTGCAATTGTATTAGGAATGACGGAGTCTAATATTGTACCGCTTGCTATTCCAAGTTTTGCATATCCTCCAGCTAAATTTGCTTCTGCTTCCATAACATAGCCGTCTAATGTATTTGCCAATGCGCTATTGTTAGTGTAGTTAGAATTTATATATGTAAGCATCTCTTCAGATGCCTGATTAATGTTTACATATACATCTGTAAACCTTGAGTTGTTTGCGGTTTGCGCTCTTTCATTTGTAAAGTAAAGGTTTGTTGTTCCTTCTGTTACGCTATCGGAGTTCCCGCTGAAGCTAGATCCTCCAGTTCCTGCTGCGCCTTGTGGAATTGTAAAATTAAGAACTGCTGCCGATGTTGTGCCAGCATTTGTAACAATGGCTGAAGATCCTGGGGCACCAGTAGTAACAGTTCCTACAGATATCGTTGCGGCTGATCCATTTGTTCCATTAGTTCCATTAGTTCCATTTGTTCCTGCTGGGCCAGTATTACCTTGTGGTCCCTGGATACCAGCTGGACCTGTGTTTCCAGTATCTCCCTTTGGGCCTGTTAATCCTGTATCTCCTTTTAATCCCTGGGGACCAACATCTCCACGAGGAATTGTAAAGTTAAATAATGGGGCTGTTGCTGTTCCAGTATTTGTAATAGAAACGGATGTTCCTGGATTTCCAGTAGATACCGTGCCCAAAGTTATAGTCGATGATCCGCCGCTAGATAAACCAGAGACGGCTGCGGTTATTGCAGTATTTCTGTTTGTAATTTCAGTTGATATAGCAGTGTTTATTGCATTAGTTCTACTTGTAGCTTCTGCTGCAGATTTAGTATCCGTGTAAGAATTAGCTGAAGATACTGCTGAGGCAATTGCAATCGTATCTTTGTTATCTGCCGCTGCTGCCGCTGCGGATATAGCTTCTGATTTTGCAGTAGACGCTTTGTTTGTTGCATCAGTTGATGCAGTGTTAATTGCTTCAGTTTTTGCAGTAGATATCGCAGTGTTTCTATTTGTAGTTTCAGTTGCAATTGCAGAAGATATAGCTGCAGATACTGCATCAATTGCTCTTTGATTTGTAAAATATTTATTTGTTGAACCCTCTGTGATGGAGTTTGTAGTTAAAGCTGCTATTGCTGCTGCAAAGTCTCCTCCTACTGATATTGAATCTGGTAGCTGAGATGAAGGAATTTTTCCAGAAGAGTTTAATGTTGCTAGCCCGTTGGCTTCTCCAGCTTTAAATGCATAGGAAGTTGTTGCATTCCATCTTGAGCCATTACCAATTTTAAATTTTAGGCTGTCTGTTTCGATGCCCAATTCACCTGGTAATAATATTGGGTTGTTGGACACCCAGTTTGCTGCTGTGTCTCTTCTAAGTTGTATTCTTAATGATGCCATTTTATGAACCTCCTGCATCAACAATTATACCATCGTTGTCTGCAGAACTTCCTCCTTCTAGAACTTCGTCTTGTGCTACTGTAACAGTGCCTTCTGGATTTCCACCGTCAAGCAATGTTTGGTTTTCAAATGTTCCGCCTTGATTTGATGCTGAAGGACTTTGTCCATCATATCCAATTACAAGTGGAAGAACAAGATCGGGAGATGATGCTGTGTTCGTTTCCTTAAATGTAACTTTATTTTGAACATCAATTGTATGAACATCTCCATCAAATGTGTGGGTGTGCATATAAAATGGAGTTGGGTCCGTGCTAGGCGGGGTAAGCTCTAACCAATCCAAACCATTAAATATTCTTAAGTTCTTGCTTACTACATTAAAGTAAATATCGCCAGCTGTGGCAACATCAGGGTTCTCCATTGAAGTAAGAAGATTAAGTGCAACCTTCATTTGTCTGGACATTTTATTATCCTACAACTACTACTTTATATTCTCCAGCTGATGGTGCAATTGCAAAATCTACTGTTACTGTATTTGAGCTTGTTCTTTTTACATCTGCCTCTACTTGTGCAAATGGTGAAGCGGCTTCAAAAATTTGAACTGTTACGTCTGTAGTACCTAAATTATGTGTTATTGTATAAGATGTAGCAGATGCACCAAGTGTTTCTGCATACTTTCTAGCAATTGCATGGTAAGCCGTTCCATTATTTGTTAATGTCCAGTTGTCTGATGTTTCATTCCATAGGATTTCTACATCTGTTTCTAATCCACGCTCTACTGTTATTCCAGCATCTGTTGTTGGGGTGCCAGCAAAATTGCTATTTAGCTTTACCTTATTATCTTCAATATTAATCTGTGTTGTATTTACAGAGTTAACAGTTCCAATAACATTTAGGTTTCCGCCAACCTGTAAGTTTCCAGTAATTTCTACATTGTCTGGTAAGCCTACGGTTACAGCTGCGTTGTGTCCGCTATTTGGAGAAACAGTAATCTCATTTGCTGTTCCTACAATAGTTGCTACATAGTCGCCTGTTGTTTGTGAATCTAAATTAATATCTTTTACAGATACTACGCCAGCATTTACATTAAAGTCTGCTGCCGCAAAAGAAGCTACACCTTTATTTGTTGTTGAGGCGTCTTCTGCTGAAATTGTTATTGCGTTATTTGTTACAGCAACATCAATTCCTTCTCCACCATTTACAGTTAATCCTTCTGTAAGTAATGAAATAGATGTGCTTCCAGTATCTCCATTTATTGCAAGCTCTGTTGCTACATCAACTTCACCAGCTGCAGTTAATCTACCTTGCTGATCTACTGTGAATGTTGGTATCTTTGTTTGTGATCCGTATGAACCAGTTGTTACTGCTGTGTTATCTAAATCTATTGTTGTGATTCCTGTAGAATCAACATATGTTCTTGTTAAGCCAACTCCGCCTTCAACTGAAGTGCCAATTACATCTTGAATTACTTCTTGAGAACCACTCATTGACTGCCATGGACCGTTTGGTGATGCTAGTCCATTGTAGTAGTACATAACATTGTCGCCACTGTTATAGTAAATTTGACCAATTACTGGGTTAGATGGGGCTGAGCCTAAATTCTGAATTCTAGCATTTAAGAGCTCATTTTTATTGAGGTCAATGCTAACTAAAAACTTTTTTGCCATTTTCTTTCTCCCTTATGACAGATATGCTGTCCCTGAAAACGGTTGTGCCATAGTCAGTGTTAATATGTTTATACTATTATAGTCTATTCCAGTTTCTAATATATCCCCAGCACTTGACTTAACGGTCACATTGGGGTGGAACCCAAGGTTATGTGTTATTGGCAACGAGTAAATTCCATTTACTGGTCCAACTATCTGTGCTAGTTCCCAAGAATGAGTCAGTGATATCTGCTTATCCAAAATGAAACTTTTTGCTATATTCCACGTATTTGTCTGTGTGTCTTTTGGACCCCAGAATCTTGTTGTATTTGTATCAAAATAAAAATCTCCAGGAACTCCAAGGGCGTTGTTTGGATTTCCTTCTCCGCTTATAATTGTGCGCCCTGGCGCACCAGTAGATCTTACAACTACCAGGGGATTATTTTCGGTTACTATTAAACGTGTTGCCATTATACTGTTACCGACCTATTTAAGGTCATGTACCCTTCTAATAATCTTGTTTTATTAACGCTTGGGTCAACTATAACTAGGTCGTATGCAGATTTTGGATAAAACATCTTGTTTGTTCTATCGGCAGAAATAGAAATCTTTAGCTTTCCTTCTGTAGGACTAATCTGTATCCCATCTTGCTCTGTCAATGTAAATGCTAATTTTTTGCCACCCTGGGTGTCTCTAACTTGGAGTTTTGCGGTGTGAAAGTTTAATTGAATTGGGGTTTGTGCTTCATCCAAATACTGTACTTCAAATGTGAAAGTTGTATTTTGGTCTACTTCAAAATTTTTTTGCGCTGCCACATTTACCCCTAAATTAGAAAAGCCCTTATGCCAATTTTAGCACAAGGGACTTCCTAATTGACTATAAGTTAGGCTTTGTTGATAAATCCAAAATTCTTATCATTTGGATTTAATGCCTTTAAAATTACGGGTGCGACTGCTGCAACTCCGCCAAGCAATAAATCTCTAGGATTTGTATTGCCTGTCATATATAGCGCTAGCGCTGCTGAAAGAAATGCTCTTCCGTAGCTTGCTAATGCTGCTAGTATCTGTTCTTGCATAGTTACCTTTCCATCTTTGTTTAAATCTGCTTTTGCAAATTTAGCCATTTTATTATCTCCTTGTGGGCAATTTGCCCTTGGAATTTTCGGCCTTCGCCGAATACTATAATTCTACCACTATGCTGAAATATCTACAAGTTCGCAATTGCCGTCTGAGCTGCAAGCAAGGGTAGCTGAGGGTGAGGTTCCGTCTTCTGTTTCATAAAATGAAAGGTCTTCCCATCGAATGTCTTTAGGCATTTTTGCAACAAGTGAGTTATATTCTTCTTTAGAAACTTCTTGATATGGCGCTTGCTTGTATGTGTGATCTGAATGGGGTAGGAATGAAATTCCAGAAACCTCATCAAAATTCTTGTAAACCCAAGCACCAACTTCCATCCACTCTTCTTCTTTTACAGAAACAGTAATAGATGGCTTATGCTCACACCATGCACGTTGATAGACTAGCCATATATCTAAGTGCTGAATAGCTGTTAAATCATTTCTAACAATTGCACCTTCTGGTGCTTTTACAGGAAATGAAAATACATAAGTGTCGTTTGGCTTCATTACGTCATCTTCTACTGGAATTCCGACTTCCTTTAAAAATGTAGAGATAGGATCTCCTTTTGAGCCACGAACTGTGCGAATGTAATGCGGTGAATGCCATGGATGCATTCCTGAAGATACACCGACCAATTGAGATACTGTTCCAGAAGGCTTTACGCAAGTAATGGCGGCAGACTCAGGAATCCCAATTTTCCCAGCCTCTTCTTTATTAACTTCTCTTGCTCTTTCACGCATTGTCATTAAGAATGACTCAAGCATTACTAGATCTTCTTTGCCAGACATAAATTTGTGCCCGAACTGTCCAGTTAACGATACGCCAAGCAGTCTTTCTTCTTCTGTATTGTCTTTCCAGATTTTACGAAGATATTTAAAGTCTGTTAGCGTTGACTGCCAAGTTCCAAGAATCGTTGCAAGCTCAACTTTGCGCTGTATGTCTTTCTTTGTATCGTTTTCACGTAGTACGACTTCTGAAAGATTACAAAACTGGTAAGGACGTAAAATAATTTCTGAGCAGGGGTTAGTTCCGTAGTGTATATCTGGATCTCTTCTTCCAAACTTGGCTGCTTGGGCTTGAGCTGCGGCCACATTGTATATACCTCGTTCTCCTGATTTTGAATCATATAAAGATTTCCATTCTGCAATAAACTGTTCCATCTCTGGTTTGCGTGAGTACGCAACAGAGTTATTTGACAAAGCACGTTGTGGACTTGCCTCCCACCAGTTGCCTGACTTTGCTTGTGCCATTTCAATATCATTAATGTTGGATAAAGAAATCATTGCTGAGCGTCTTACACCGCCAACAACTACCACTTCACCAATCTTACACATAATGTCGTGGCATTCAATTGGTTTTAAGTTTCTTCCTGCAGCGTTCTTAAACTTTGCAATTGTAAAATCAAATAGGTTAATAAGCGGCTGTGGCCCAGAAGACCTTCCACCCATAGTTTTTAATCTTGCGCCTGCGGGACGAACCTTAGAAACATCAATCGCTGGGATATGTCCAGTCCATAGTAATGCAAGTAACTCACGGTAAGCTTTAGCCCAACCTTGTTTTGAATCTTCGACAACAATTACAGTATCTGATTTTTCAAGTTTTTCTGGTACTGAGGGAAGCTTATTGATGTACTTGTATTCAACTGAGAATCCAACACCAGTTCCACACATAAGCACATACATTGTTTCATCAAATGAACGAGGGGAATCAACTGGAAGAAAAGCACAGTTGTATCCAGCAACATTATCTCTTTCTAAAGCAGCACCTGAAGTCATTACCGATCTCATAGATGGCATTACATTTCGTTCAAAAACAAACTCTTTTAATTCCGCAACAAGCTTTTCATTTGGAATATAATTGTGGTTTGTCTTTAAATGATTAGTCATAAATGTAAAATATCTATCTACTGTTTCTCCCCAAGTTTCTCTACGACCTTCTGCTTCTACCCATTTTGCATACCTAGATAAAGCAATAAAGTTTTCATAAGGATTTTCAATAGTTTTTGACATTTATTATACGACCTTCTCTCCGCCTTGCGGTGCTAATTTTAAGTGAAGTCCTAGTGTATCAAACTTTTATTTAATGGTCTAGGGGTTAAAAATATTTTTAAGAATATCATTATGTGAGATAGTGTTTTAGTCAACTAACTTGACAGTTGTTTGTATTTAATGCTATTCTTAGAGTTCGTTATCTCTATAGGAGGAAATGCCAATGGAGAATATAAAGCAACAGTTTAGCGATTTAGTTCGTGACTGGACGATAATAGCAGTAACAATGTTATTTTTGTTTGGTACATCAGCAAACGCTTTACCTGTAGTAGAACCTTTAGTGAAAACTGAAGCCCAATTAAAGCAAGAAGTCTTAGATAGCTTTAGTAAAGAAATTTACAAACCATCTGAGATGCTTACAGACGAAGAGTTAAAACTATTACTTGAGACTGTAGGATTCGAAGGAGTAGGCCTTAAAAAAGCTTGGTCCATAGCAAAGCGTGAATCTAATGGAAGACCGCTTGCATATAACGGGAATAGGAATACAGGAGATAGTTCTTACGGATTATTTCAGATAAATATGATTGGAAATCTTGGTCCAACAAGACTTGAGAAATTTGATCTACAGAGTAACAAAGAGTTATTCGACCCAGTAACAAACGCAGAGATAACGTACTATATGACCGATGGCGGCAGTGATTGGTCAGCTTGGAAGGGTATGACCCCAAGAGCTAAGGAATTTTTATTAAAATTTCCGACAAAGTAAAGGAGATGGGATGAGGGTACAGTATGTATCAGCCTACATCTCCATGTCAGAAGAAGGATTGGTTGAAAAGCTTTTATGCCCAGTAGACCAATCCATTCTTTTTTGTAATCAAGATCTTAATGACTTAATATTTCTATACTGCTTATCCTGTGAATATAAAAAAGAACTTGGGTCAGCAACATATGATAAAATAGTAAAATGTGTTGATGGAGGAAAATAATGTGTATTGGCGAGTGTATTTGTAAGATTGAAAATGAGTCAGAACCTATGCGGGTGACTGACGCAATGGGTAGAGAGGTTTTTTGGTTAGATGCAGGAAGACCTGAATAAAGAGTCTAATGACCTAGAGGACAATCTCCCTATGGTTAATTATATTATGCTCCACAGAATATACGACATGCTTTCTCTTATAGCAAAAGGTTCTGTAGGACAAGAAGAAGTAAGCAAAATGATCGAATATCATGAACAAGGGTATTTACTTGGGCCCAGCCCATCGTATTCTCCCCCAGAAAATGATTGACATATAATTTAAAGTATTTTATACTTTAAATCGGGTAGAGCATTTATGTTCCCCGTGTGCTTTATGCACGTACATAGCCTAAATGGATCCGCCTCCGTTTAGGCTTTTGTATTTCTAAAATGCTAGAATGTAGATATGGAAAATACTCAATTATTAAAATTTATGGTGGATCGGTTTAATCACTACAACCTAGAACTAGCTACGGAAAGCGGAATGTCGGATTCTGATGCTGCTTTGTATGTGGAAGCAAACAGAGAATATGCCTTTATGATACTTCATAAGGTTTTTAAAGACATGGTTTCTGAAGGACACCTAAACCCATAAGTACTAGTAAATTGTGTTTAATTACATGCTATAATTATATTCAACAGCGAGGAGCAACTAAATGAATTTTTACGACAGACCAGATTGCATAAGACTATCAAAGTACACAGATGCTTACGGTACCGAGAGCGGAATTTTCTTGTTTAAAAACTTTGTTCCAGAAGAACTTATGGCGGAAATGGAAGCAGAGCTTGGTCCTCAAGGTAGAAATGAAGATAGCTACGGCTCAACATTAATTAGCTGGTACACAAATAAAATAACCCCTAGACCAAAAAGATTATTAGAGTTTTGGGAACTTATAAGTGAGCTTATTGGTCCTACTTGGGTAATACACCCATCACAAGCAATTTTAAATGTTAGACCTGGCGATAACGGAATGTTTATTCACTCTGACAGTCCTGGTAAAGGACAATGTCATCTACTTTCACAAGATGATAAGTATGATACATGCTGCGAGCTAGACTACGGTCTAGTTGCATACTTTGGAAACTACACTGGTGGAGCACTATTCTATCCAAGCATCCCAGCAGACGGAGTACCAGTTATTGATGATAAAGGTTGGAACGTTCCTCCTGCACAAGGTGAGCCTTGCTTCGAATATCAAGTAGAAAGAGGAGATCTTGTTATCCACAGTGCATTTGATCCTTACGCACACGGAGTACGTGAAGTAACTTCTGGCGTACGATATGCTTTCTCAAACTTTGTATTAAAGGCAGAGGATAATCCAGGAACATTTTATAACTATGGAACAAAAGAGTACTACGAACAAATTGGCGATAGATCAGAAGAAAGAATCACTGAATGGCTTAAGCCTCTCAAGGTAAACCCAATGTTTACAGATGAGAGAATAGCAATCATGCAGGCATCTGGCCTAGAGGGCGTAGAGCTTGCAGCAGAGTTTAACCATAACTTTGTTAAAGAAGATAAATAACGCCATATAGTGCGAAAGTGAAAAAGTGCGGCGGTAGAAGAAGCAATTTGGGAGGTATATATGCCTAGAGACCATTTTAGCAAGATGATGAGTAGCCCATATTTTCAAACAGATCATTTTAAGAATGAATCTGTTGAAGCCTTGTTAGAAAAAAAGATAGAAAAGAAAATTTCTTTATTTATTGATATATTAAAGTTTAAGCGACACAAGGCCAAATAAGGCTCTTTGAGTAAAGTTGTACCAGTTACCCTGGTTAAATTCTCTATTAGCCTTCTAGGCCCTTCTAAGACCTATTCTGACAGAATCTGACAAAGACAATAATCATATATTCTAGTCAACTAGGATAAATATAGATATCCTATATATAGACCCATTAGGATCCATGCACATATTGAAACTGACTTATAGAGCTGAGAGTTCTTCATTGTCTATATCTTCATTTAGGTCAAAATCAAAGATTTCTTGACTTCCCGCCCAATTTAAAAATTTAGATAGCATAGCTCCAGAAAGAATTGCTGTCGCAATTAGAATTACCAATGCCCATACTTTTTTCATATATCTCCTTGTAGGGATACTGGGATTTGAACCCAGAATCTATTGTATATAAGACAAGTGCTTTAACCAGATTAAGCTATATCCCCTAGGGACTAGCGTATTCGGCTTGCTACTAATTTTTCGATGCAAGATGTGCAAAAGTTCTCAAGTATGCCTTTAGCGTTAATACGCTCCACATACTTTGGGTTTTCACAAAAGTCACATTTCATATCTACAGTATACTCTATATTCTAGTCAACTGCAATACAGATTTAATAATAAATAGATTATATATTTTTTCCCAATATTCTTTTTTAAGAGCATCTTTCTTTTTGTTATGCCATGGCTGATCTGGATTAATTACATCTGCTGCATATTCTGTTGTAAACTCTTGAATCCCCACAGCATCTTTAATTGACTTCTGAGTAATAGGAGGTAGCATATTGTGTTCTTGAGCATATTCTCTTAACGCCCCGCAAAAAATATTATTTTGATTCTGCCTATCTTCATAAGTGAACGTAGGAGAGATTCCATCATATTTTAATAACATTTCTGTAAACTGTGGAAGTGGTTCTATGATCTGGATTATAGAATTTTTATAATAATTTCTAACTCTATCTAGCATCTGATACGCATCTTCTATAGCATTATTGTAGTCAACTAGTCTTTGTCTTATGTCTACATATCCTAGCCATATTAAAACAATAGCTGGGTCTTTAAATTCGTTAAAATCTCTTATCCACCATTCTTGTGGTTCATTGACATATTGATTTACGCCTTCTAAACCTTCTGATTTTTTATTTTCCGCTGAATATAACTCTGGATCAAAAGACCAAGCTGTAAGTCCAGCCATGCCCCAGGCTTTAAAATCTACTGGGCAGGTTTCTGGATTCCAATGTTCCCAAACTCTGGTAGTATGGCAATCGCCTATTAGGTATACTTTTTTCATACTTTATTGTATCATTCTATTTATCACTTGATCTTAGGTCTTAGGTCTTACATATATTAATATTTATTATTTATTGATTTACTGACCCCCCGACCCCCCTAGAAAAATTATACTATTTATAATTTCGATGTCAAGTCTTCTGCAATTAACCCCATTGCATATCTATCTGCGGTTCCGACTTCCCTAACTCCATGTCTATAAATTTCTTCAAATCCTGGATGAACTACTAGAGAACCACGCTTAGGTATGTAATCAATATTTAGCCTTGGGTAATAAAGTTCCCCGCCAGTAAAATTATCGTTTAAATAAAGAGTTGCGGTCAACATACTCTTTCTTAGTTCCGTTGAAGCATTATAATTATCTACATGTTCGTTCATTTTGCTGCCAACCTGAAGTCTCATTATTGCACCGCTTGTTTTCCATTCATACTTATTATCAGTTGCCTCATTTATTTTTTTTATTATAAAACTTGGATCTGGTAAATTTGTAGTATTATTAAAGAATACTGGGTTTGCCCATCCATCTTGAGTAATCCACTCCGCCCCATCAATATGAGCATCTATTACAGAAAGCTCTTCTTCGGAAAGAAAATTTTCTATTTCCCAAATTTGCATATCTTCTGATAAATATTTTTTCATATTATAATTTTACCATTTATTTTTAGTTGATTACTATTTCAGATTTCAGAAAATGTTAATATATTTTTATCTTGTACGATACACACCACAGAAAAATTCGGACATTTAGGATAGACCGCACATAATGAGCGTGAATGTGGCGCAACTCACAGGGTTTTTCTAAGATTTATTTGCGACACGCCCGAGAAACACCTCTAAATGTCAGTCCCCCCTGCTATGATAAAGGTATAAAGAAAAACAAACGAAAGGGGTCAAAATGACTCAACTAACCGAAACACTATTTAGCACAATCGTGCACGATTTTCACAATGGTGGCGTAAAATCCTCTTATGGGCTAAACGCTTACACACGCAAGGAAATCCTTGCCTACCTTATCCGCTCTAAGGGTTGCGAGTGTATCAACTGCCTGTGAGGCAACTCACACGCTAGGCTCTCCTCTCTACGGCGTGTCGTGTTGATAATGTCAGCCCGATACGCTACAATTCCTACTATAACTACTAACGAAAGAAGAACAGATAATGACTATCACTTACTCACTATGGGACGGCGCTCAACTACTAGGCGTGGATTTCACCGCTACTAGCGCAGAAGAAATGAACAAGACAGTAAAAGAACTACAGACGATTTCTAGTAATGTAGTAGCACACCTACGAAAGGTTTCAATGTAATGTCATACGCATACTCATACCAAACTAACTCAATAGATAAATACGCCTCTATTCAATCAGATGTCGCAGACGCATACGCCTACCTTGATGAGGTAGATGAGGAACAACCCCCCGTTGATGATTTTGATGATGTTGATGATGAGGAACTAGCAAAACTATTCACACTTACTTGGGAGGCATAATAAATGATAACTAGCGGACTAGAGTTAGCACTAAACGAATACGGATTAGAGTTTGATAGTTTCTTAGGGGCTATCTACTTACCTTGGCACACTATAATCATCACCGCCTTAGTAGTAACCGCCTATAAGATTTACAAGAGAAAGAAGAATAAGTAATGACTACTACTCGCCTACTAACTACCTTAGTGCAATTAGGTATCGGTATTCCCGCCCTGCTAATGCTTCGCCTAGTAATAAAAGACCTTAGAGAGAATGGACTCAACTAATGAAATCACAATTAGAAAAAGACATAGAGATAAAAGAAAGCTTTATAGATTTACTAAATGATGTTTATCCTACTGTAAAAATTGGTTACTCTACTTTCACACCCGCCGAGATACTAGAGTGTTGTGATCCTGTAGCGTTTGCTATTGGTTTAGTAGAACACGAAGACTACTTAGCCGAATTAGAAGAAGAATAGCGGCGTGTCGACTTGACAAAGTCAAGTTGGCCCGCAAAGGCACGGGGTCGGGCGTGTCGTTACGAGATTGTTACAGAAGCCCTGGAATTTTACGGCGTGTCGATTTGACAGACAAATCGGACATTTTTATGTGATGAGTATCACATAGGTTGAGCGTCTTACTATGTGGACTTACTGGCTAGTAGGTAGAGAAATGTCAGTGCCCTAATGTATAATGTCTACTATAACAACAACGAAAGAAGGTCAGTAATGAACCTAGATGAATTCAAGGCGCACATCACCGCCACCCGTGAAGCAAGTAAGGCAGAAGCCTTGTCAGTGCTATCTGCTACAATGTCCGTATCAACAACAACGAAAGGTGACAACTAATGTCAGCAAATGTTTATTCCGTAGAGTCCCTACTTATTGGGAAAATGTATTACTCTCGCTCAGTAAAGGGCGAAATAATTGACGCAGAAAAAACCTCTAAGGTTTGGTATGCCGATTGCGATACTTATCGTGTTCAGGTAAGACCCCTAAATTCTTTTGGCGATACTTACCGCTACTTAGCCGTAAAGGTAGGTGACTAATGTTAGATACAAAATACATTGACGAAACCGAATTCTTTTTTGTAAAAGATGAACAACACTTTTGTTGTGATGAGTCGCAATTTGTTTATGTGTGCAAGGCACACGGCGAGCAAATGGATTGCTACTTTTGCGGATTTGACTACGATACTGATTGCGAGGAACAACACTAATGGGATACATTGAGATTTTCCGTATGGATGATGAAGGTGCGGGCTGGGTAGATTTATCCGAGGCAACACCCGATGAA